ACGGCCAGAAAGATCGAGCAGCGCGGGGACCACCTCACCAACCACACCATGAAAATCGCACTCTCCATCCTCCTCGGGGTCAACGCCTGCATCGGGCTGCTGATTCTCGTTCTCAACCAACAACTCTGATCTCCCACTAAAAACATGAACGACCATCAAATCAAACGCGAAAGCTCGGACACGTTCGGGCGGAACACGAAGGCGGACCTCGAACTGCTGCGGCGCGTGGCGGACCAGGACGATTACCGCAGCGCTCAAATGCTCGCCATGGCGGTCATCTCGGCAGCGCTGCTGGTGCTCTGCGGCGTGGCCGGCGTGATCCTCTACTCCATCTTCGCATGACCACCTATTACGACCCCGAAGACGATACTGGTGAGAAGATCGACCGCAGCGCGCTGTGTGAGGAACTCGCCGACCTGATGCACGACCAACTGCGCGACGCCGCGTGGGAGGCTAACAACACTTTCACGGCGCCGAGTGGTGCCGCCGAAACCTCGCCCGTGGCAATGTTGCCGGCGGATGCCATCGCTACACTCTGGGGAGTGGGAGATGGTGACGCAGCGGGCGGGGAACCGATTCCCAAAAAGCCGAGGCACGAATACTCGCAGACGGCCCGGGCGCTGCTCACCCGCTGTTACAACCAGATGAGCGGGCGGGAAAGAGACGCCTGCCAGATCGCCACCGGGGATTATGACACCGACGAGCCGTTCCGCGCCCACTTGCTCGACTCGCTGGCGATCCAATACTCGAGGGAAATCGCCGAACATATCGACCAAAAGGCACAGCAGTTCACCTGGGACTTCGACATCGAGAACGTCACTCACGTTTACAAGGCGGAGCCGATGTTCGTCAGCATGGAGGTCAAGCGCACGCCGGTGCTGCTATGGCTGAAGGAGTTGGCGGCGGCGGACGAGGACGTGGTAGGCCGCGCGGCGCTGCTGGGGATCTTCGCCTATAAGAAGCCAGTCATCTCTAGCAAATAACAACAACTCACCCAAAAGACAACACCATGAAATCACAAATCATCACGAAGAAGCCGCAGGGCTTGAAGGAAATCATCAACTCGGAATCCATGCGGGCGCAGTTCGCACTGGCATTGCCAAAACACCTCACCGCGGAACGATTCGCACGGGTGGCAATCACTGCGCTGACCCGGACGCCGAAGCTGGCGGATTGCACGCCGGCGAGCCTGATGAAGTGCTTGCTCGACCTCTCAGCGATGGGACTGGAGCCAGACGGGCGGCGGGCGCATCTCATCCCCTACGGAACGGAATGCACGCTGATCATCGACTACAAGGGGATCGTCGAACTCATCCGCCGCTCTGGTGATGTGGTCTCGCTGCGCTCCGAAACGGTCTGCGCCAAGGACGAGTTCGCGTGGACTAACGGGGAGGTTTCCCACTCGGTCAACTGGCGGGAAGACCGCGGGGCGATGCAGGCCGTCTATGCCGAGGCGGTGATGAAATCCGGCGAGAAGCAAAGTGCGGTGATGACCAAGGCCGAGGTGGAAGGAATCCGCAACCGATCGCGGGCGGGAAAGTCAGGCCCATGGGTGACGGATTTCGCGGAAATGGCGAAGAAGACGGTGGTCCGGCGCCTCTCGAAAATGCTGCCGCTCTCCAGCGAAATCTTCCGCCATGTGGAACGCGACGACGACCAGTTCCAGATGCGGAACGTGACGCCCACCGCGCCTTCGTTTATCCTGCCGACGCTGGCCAACGAGCCGGTGATCGAGGCTGAGATGCCTGCCATGGACGCGGAGGAGGGCGCGCCATGAGCTACGCCGAGTGCAATCTGATCGACGTGGACCAACGGACGCCGGAATGGTTCGACGCCCGCAAAGGCAGGCTGACGGCATCCAACTTCGGTGCGTGGCTCACCAAGAATGACAAGACCAGCCAGAAGGCCCGCAGGACGGCAGCGGCTGGGGTTCTTGCTGGCCTGGCCGGATTCCCCGACCCACCGGTTTTCGTCTCTGCCGACATCCAGCGCGGGATCGACTGGGAAGCGCAGGCGATCCAGGAGTTCTCGCGCCTCACCGGCCTGCTGGTGGATCCTATCGGGTTCGCCCAGTCCAGGCACGGGCTGTTTGGAGCCTCGCCGGATGGGTTGATTCTATCGACCGGGGAGGGTATCGAAATCAAATGCCCTCGGGCGTCGAAGTTGATCGAGTATCACCAAGCGGGAACTCTGCCGGATTCTTACCGGGACCAGGTGCATGGCACGATGGCGGTGCTGGGGTGCAAAGCATACCATTTCTTCGCCTATCATGAGGGCCTGCCGAGCTTTCACGTGCGGGTCGAGCGGGACGGCTACACCGACGACATGCTGGAGGGTCTGAAATCGTTCTCCAATTATCTGCAAGAGGTATCAGCGACGATGGGCAGGCTGATGGCTGAACAATTCGGGGAGGGCGCGCCATGACCACCGTCGGGATTGATCCGGGCAAGTCAGGCGGCATCGCGTGGATCGCGGACGGGAAACCGTGCGTGGAGAAGATGCCGGAGACGCTGCAAGACTTGTGGGAGCTGCTCCGCGACATCCAGGGCGAGGGCGGGTGCAAAGCTTACCTTGAAGCCGTCCACTCCTCGCCGCAGATGGGGGTTAAAAGCTCCTTCACGTTCGGCAATGGATTCGGCCACCTGGAGATGGCGCTCACCGCCGCTGGCATCCCCTTCGAGCGGGTGCGCCCGCAGAAGTGGCAGCAGGTGATGGGATGCCTAACGAAAGGCGACAAGAACGTCTCAAAGCGCCGGGCGCAGGAGTTATTCCCGAGCATGAAAGTCACCCATTCGACAGCCGACGCGCTGCTCATCGCCGGATACGGAACCCAACAACCATGACCCCCATCGACCGCAATCCAGACATCGACATTTCCACGGAGGACATCCCGCGAGGCATGACCTTGGTGGCTGGCAAAAACCTAATGAGAACCGCACGCTCCAAAAACATCCCCTTCGGCGTGGCCAGCGAGCTGGCTGATGTGAACTACCAACGCAAGCACAAGACCCGCATCACGGTGGGGATCATCATCCGCGACCATGACCTGGAGCGGTTCGAGGCCGCGCGGGTGGGGAAGACACTGAAAACCGGGAGGGCTGAGTAATATGGCTGGAGATTGGATCAAGCTTGAGACCGCGACCCCGGACAAGCCGGAGATCGACCAGATTGCGGATTTCCTTGGCATCGATCACGACGCGGTGCTCGGCAAGCTCGTGAGACTGTGGATCTGGGCGGACCAGCAAACCGTCGATGGTAACGCTCTCAGCGTTACAAAAAAGATGCTCGGCCGTATCACCTTTGCAGAAGACTTCGCCGACGCGCTGATCTCCTGCGGATGGCTGGCCGGTCAAGACGGGCAGTTCACTATCACAAATTTCGAGATTCACAACGGAAAGAGCGCAAAATCAAGGGCTTTGACGAATCGGCGAGTGACCAATAGTCGAAAATGTAACGCTGTGAGCGTTACAAAAACGTATCAAAAAGCGTTACCAGAGAAGAGAAGAGAAGAGAAGAGTGTTATTACTCTTACGAGTAATAACAAGGCCCGCGGCAGTATCGATGAATTGAAAGCCTACGCCGTCGGGTTGGGAATGCCGGCGAGCGATGGGGAGTCGATGTTCGACCACTGGGAGTCGAACGGATGGCGCAACGGTTCCTCAGCCACGAAGGACTGGCAGGCCGGAATGCGGAAGTGGAAAAGCCAAGGCTGGCTGCCGAGCCAGAAGGCCGCCGCTAAACAACAACCCGCGCACCGGCAGCGCGGCTATCAGGAAAATTTACAACTACCATGACACCCGACCAACTACTCAACAACCTGGACCACCTGATCGCGGCGGCGCCGGAAGAAATCCAGCCGACCGCGGAGGAAATCGAAGCCACCGCGCTGGCCGCCAAAATCAAAAGCAGGGACACGAGGGCATGGCAGGCGCTCGGCCCGCGCACCGGTTGGCCGGAAAAGTATTGCGAGGCCGTGAAGACCCCGCCGCACGGCGAGAAATGGCTCTCTGCTCATGGAGTGGCCCGCGACAGGGTCAAAAAGAACGGCATCGTGGTCTTATACGGCAAGCGCGGCGGCGGCAAAACCCGGATGGCGGCGGAACTCGCCTTCATGGTCGGCGGCAGCCGCTACCGGACGGCAATGCGATTTTTCCTCGAAGTGCGCGCCACCTTCCGCAAGGGATCGGAGCGCTCGGAAATGGATGTCATCGACGAGCTGGCCAAAGCCGATCTGCTCATCCTCGACGAGATCCAGGAGCGCGGCGAGACGCCGTTCGAGGACCGCTTGCTGACCCACGTCATCGACGCCCGCTACGCGGCGAACAGGCCGACGATCATGATCGCCAACCTGACCAAATCCGAACTCTCGCAGGCACTCGGCGACAGCATCGTCAGCCGCGCCACCGAGAACGGCATTTCCATCGAATTCAACTGGCCCTCCTACCGCTCCCAAGCATGAAAACCAAATGCCCCAAATGCCGGCTGCTGAAACGCTGCGACTTTCTATCCTGCCCGGACTGCGCGGCGGAAGATGCAGATCTGCTCGCCAGCGAAAATATCCGGCTCAAATGCACGCTGGCCAAATGGATCGAATGGGCGCGGATCCACGGCCATCTCGATCACGCTGCGGGAATCGTGGCCGACACTCGGGAAATTCTGATTGCCTCAACGTGGGCCACCAGCCCGATCCACCAAAAAATTCGAGATGCCGGACTGGACGAATGCAACCCACCGCCAAATCCGATCCGCTACACCGTGCTGCACGACGTGGATGCAACTGAGATGAAACTATGAGCGGACTCGACGGCCTCGGGTGGCCTAACCCCGAAGATGAACCAAAACCTAAATCTATGAACACGCCCAAAACCGCGCCCAAAGACACGACCTTCCTCGGCCACTTCGGCTGGCCATGGCTGTGCATGACCCGCTGGAACGAAGCCACCGGCCAGTGGACATACGCCAATTATCAAGTCGGCCTCTACGAAGGCGAGTGGACCGACACCTATTTCGAGACCGAGAACGAACCGGAAGCCGCGCTCAAAGGCTGGCTGCCACTCCCTTCTCTGGCGAACGCTAGGGGTGATACGCGGCGCGCTGAGGCCGGAAATCAAGAGTGACGCTCCCCGCCGTCGTATCCACCCCATTGTTATCGTTCTTCCGAATTACCTAGAAACATCGAACCAAAACTAAATGAATGAGCTACACTTATTTGCAGGAGCAGGGGGAGGAATCCTTGGCGGAATGCTTTGCGGACATACCTGCGTATGTGCTGTCGAGATCGAAGAGTATCCACGAAAAGTCCTACTGCAACGGCAGCGGGACGGAATCCTGCCAAGATTCCCAATCTGGGATGATGTTACAACCTTCGACGGAACCCCGTGGAGGGGAAGAGTCGATGTCGTATGCGGCGGATTCCCGTGCCAGGACATATCCGCAGCCGGAAAAGGTGCAGGAATCGACGGTGCAAGATCAGGACTATGGGCCGAGATGGCAAGGATCTGTGGCGAGGTGGAACCCCTCTACATCATCGTGGAAAACTCGCCAATGCTCACTCTTCGGGGGCTTGGAGTCGTTCTCGGAGACCTGGCCGGATTGGGGTATGATGCAAGATGGGGAGTGCTGGGAGCGTCTCACATCGGTGCCGCCCATCATCGGGAACGAGTCTGGATACTTGCCGACTCTTCGCGCCAGCGTGGCGACTCACGGAGTCTGTTGGAAGCGAGCGGAAGCGGGCGATCACCGATCACAAATCGAAGACTTCCTCGCCTGGCTCAGCCTCAACAATGGAGGCCGTCGAGTCTCGGGGCGGACAGTGAATCCGGACTTCGCGGACTGGCTGATGGTGTGGCCAATCGGGTGGAGCGACTGCGAGCCTCTGGCAATGGACAAGTTCCAACAGTGGCTGCACTCGCATGGCATCTCTTGCATGTCCGAAAATAATCGGAATGAAAACTTGACCGATTCCGAAAAATGTCGGAATCTCTCCCCGCAATGAAAGACATCCAAACAGCAACACTGGCAGCCCGCCAACGCACGGGAGACAAAACTATCGGAACCCGTGTGAAGCAGGGGAAATTCCAAATCGTCCGCGTGGAGTATGCCAAGAATGGCAAATCCACCGTCACCGAAGTCTCGGGCTGGCTCGCCGGCCCCGATCTCATCCCAGCACTCAACGCACTCAAATAAGATGCCTGCAAAAATCACATGGGAGTGGCTGGAATCCCGACTTGATGCCGTGAACGTGACGTGGCTGGAACGCGAAAGCGGACTGAAGCCGAAGCGTCTGAATGACGTGAAACGCGGGAAGTCCACCCTCACGCCGGACGAACTCGAACGGGTGCGCGTGGCACTGCGAATCTTTAAATGAACGCTGGGGGTATGGCGCGGGAACTAGCCGCGCAGGACTCCAAATCCACCACCGACATCAACGGCTAGTTCCCGTTGCCATCACTCCCTTGTTCATCCTCTTATGAGTCCCTGCGACAAATGCACCAACCTCGTCTATCACGGCAAGAAAGTAACCTGCCTTGCTGGTCACAATCCGCGCTTCCACATGCCTAAAAACGAACTGGATTCGGAATACGGGTGGAAAAAAAGAAACTGCCCCGACTACGCGATGAAGCCGGAAGATGGCCGCGACGAGTGCCTGAGATGCCAATGCGGGAGCGTGAGCTTCCACTTGCTACGGAACGGCAACGCGGAATGCAAACGCTGCCAAGCCACCCACGAACGCCGCGAACTGGCATGGATTTATATTGGATGAACACGTTATTAGACCGACCATGACAAACTACCGAAAACAACGTGCCGAGCGCAAGCGGCTGAGAATGAGCGCGATGGGGAAAGCATCCCAGCGGGTGCAATCCGCTCGTCGCATGGAGCACATGGCCGAGCGGCTGCGCGAGATGGCGGAGAATGACGTTCAGAACCTGCCGAGGAAAGCCGGAGATGCGCTGGGCTGCCTCCAGTGGACGGATTTCGGAACGGGCAAAGTCCGGCGCTGGACGATCCGTATCGGATCCAGGCGCGACCGGATCACGGTCGAGGCTCCCGGCGATGCCCCATCAAAAAGCCACGGCTGGACGTGGTTTCTCACTCAACTCCGCAAGCACCTGTCCCTATGACCGCACCCGAAATCATCGAAACCGTTTCCAATCTCACCGGAATCACTCCCGAGGAAATGAAAACGCCCGGCCGCAACTCCCGGCGAGTCATGGCGAGGACGCTCGCGGCCCATGAAATCCGAACCACCTGCCTGGGGTTTTCCCTCCAAGACATCGGCAACCTGTTCGGCATGGGCCATTCCAATATCGCCCACACCCTCAGCCGGCACCGCACCCTGATGCAAGTGGACCCGGCCTACCAACGAGCGGCCAAGCATCTCTCTGAAATGAATCTCCAACACCAATACCAATGACTAGCACCAACGAAATAACCGGCATTATCAAACAACTCAGCGAAACTCAGGCATTCCCAAGCGGTTTCACTAAACGAGAAATCGTCGTCACCACCGACGAGAAGTTTCCCCAGGACATCAAATTCGACTTCGTGAAAGACGGCTGCGACAAGCTGGACCGCTACTCGAAGGGGGATGTGGTCACGGTCAGCTACAACGTCCGCGGCAACGAATACAATGGCAAGCACTACGTCAGCCTCCAAGGGTGGAGGATCGAGGGCAACGGCAGCAAACCCCAGGCCCGAGCCGCAGACCAGAACGGAGCAGCGCCACCAAAAGCCGCACCCGCACCGAGCGAAGACGACGAATCGGACGACATCCCATTCTGATTTTTGCCATCACTAAGCGCCCCCCTTTACCGGGGGGGCGCTTGATTATGTTTACACCCCCCCCGGTGCTGACCGGCCCAAAAAATAACACCCGCCCTCCCGCCTGTTAACACAATCATTTTACACAAACAAAAAGATTGCATTAGCAAGGGAATGCTCATAGATGACTGTGGGTGCTTTACGAATCGACTGGTTCCTACACGCCCGACATGGCCGCGGAGATCGACACACCCGTCGAGATTGCCGCCGACCGCTACGGCGTGAGCTTGAAGGTGGCAGCCACCATCCTCCTCGACATCGACGCCGCATCCCGCCGGCTACAAGCGGAGACACTAGGCGCGGTGATCGGCACGCTGATTTCCGGCAGCAACCTGCAAGCCAAGGTCCACGCGCTGGCCATCGCATTCGGCCTCGATGCGCTGAACGGATTTCATAGCCAATCCGAGATCGCCCGCCAACTCGGCTGCACCAGGGCGCTGATCTCCCACTATGTCACCGCCTGGCGCGACGTGCTGGCAGGCGGGGCAGGGGCCTTCGACTGCCTCAAGTTCCGCAAGCGCAATTCGACGCGCCAGACATTCTCCGACAAAGCCAAGAATCCAGTCATCCAAGCCAAGAACCACAAACCATGAACATCATCGACCCATCCACATTCGCCACCAATGGCGTCACCATCGCCGCAGACGCCACGCAAGACCAGTGGGCAGACATCCACCGCACCATCCTCCTCTGCCGCTCCACGTCGCGCCTGTGGCTTAAGCAGAGCAGGGAGTTCGCAGCTACCAAGTGGGGCGCTGACTACGTCGCAGAGGTCGAGATCCAACTGGAGTTAGCACTCGGACTGCCGCAACCGGAGCCGAAGCCTGACATCAACCCAGCCGACAAGGCCAAGGGGATCGTGACCATCGAGGGCATCACGCAGCAGTTCGCGCTCTGGTCACGCAAGATGCAACCCGAGATAGTCAACTGGGACAGGATCAAACTCCAGCGCGCGCTCGACCTGCTCGAGCCGATGGAGAAGCAGGCGCAGGAGATTCGGGCAAGACTTCATGCGTAAGTCGCTTATACTTAGCACACCCCTATGGGAACCCTACCTATCAGCGGGTCCGACCGAGGTTCCGCCTCATCGCTTTTTTTCCCCATGAGCCATTTTCCAACGACCGTTTGATAATGCCAGCCAAGAAACGCATCCCGAAATCGAAACGCGCCTCGCCAGCCATGACCCGGCAGGAGCGGGCGGCGTTGATTGGCGTCTCGGTCCAGTCGCTGGCGAACTGGGAGCGCGGCGGAGTGAATGTATGGGACGACGAACAGGTCCGCGAAAAGATCGGCCGCATGCGAAACCTGCCGCCGACGCTCAAACCCGAATGGCTACCCGTCGTCGCCAAGCCCGTCAGCTCACCTCAGCAAGACGACCCCACGAGCATCGACATCGAGGCGATCATCCGGCAACTCTCGACTGTCACCGACAAGCACCAGGCGCAGACGGTCAAGACGCAGATCGACGGACTGCTCAACGCCTACAAGCTGCGGGAGGCGGCGGGGAAATACGTTTCCAAGGCGACGGTGGACACCGCCCTGGTGCGGATCGCGGCGGCGGTGAAGGCGGCGATCCTGCGGATGGAAGCGGACCTGCCGCCCCAGCTCGAAGGAGCCGACCCGCCGACGATGCAGCGGATCATCCGCGGCAAGGTCGATGAGGTGATGGCGATGCTATCTGATGAATCCTCGAAAATCTGGGAGGCGGATGACTCAGCTTGATTCACTCCTCGGGATCTTCCGCCGGAGCTGCCGCCCGCCGGCGCGGTTGGCGCCGTCCGAGTGGGCGTCGGGTCGCGTCGTCATCCAGGACGGACTAACTCCGAAATACATGGTGGAAAACGCGCCGTGGCAGCGCACCCCGCTCGACGTGGTCGGGAATGCCGACTCCAAGGAAATCGTTTTCCTCGCGCCCATCGGCACCGGCAAGACCACCTTCATGGAGGCGGCGTTGCAATACATCATCGCCGAGGACCCCGGCCCCACCCTGCTAGTCGGCCAGACCGACGACGATCTCAAGGACTGGGCCGAAACGCGGATGGACTACGCTATCAGGAACACCCCCGACACCGCCGCGCTGCTGCCGGAGGACCGCCACAAAAAGCGGAAGATGCAGATCCTCTTCCCGCACATGTCCCTCTTCCTCACCGGCGCCAACCTCTCCGGCCTGCAATCAAAATCCATGCGCCGCGTCTTCTGCGACGAGGCCTGGCAATACCGCCCCGGCATGCTCAACGAAGCACGCGGCCGACTTCATGACCGATGGAACCGGCAGTTCTTCATCCTCTCCCAAGCCGGATCCAAGGGCGACGAGCTGGACAAAGCCTGGCAGCACACCGACCGCCGCGAGTTCAGCTTTCCCTGCCCGAAGTGCGAGACCCTCCAGCCGTGGAAATGGTGCAACGTCGTTTATCCCGAGGCCGAGACGCTGGACACGTTAGCACGGGCGCAGGCCGCGCACCTCAAGTGCGACAACGCTGATTGCGACTGGACCTGCGCCGACTCACCCCAGCCGCGCCGGGCGCTCGCCGAGTCTGCCTGCTATGTGCCGGCCGCCGAGGGCCTGCCCGGTCACGTCGGATTTCACTACAACGTCCTTTGCAACTGGCGCAAGCCGCTGTGGGAGATCGTCCTGTTATGGCTCGAAGCCAAGGCGGCGCAGCGCGTCGGCAACCTCGACCCGCTCCGGCAGTTCATCCAGAAGCGGCTCGCGGAACCGTGGGAAGAAGACCTCACCGACAACCGGACCGCGCTCATCGGCAACGGCTACCTCGGCAGCGAGTATGCCGAGAAGCAGAAGATCGAGGACGAGGCGCAGCGGTTCCTGGTGGTGGACAAACAGCGCGACCACTTCTGGGCTGGCATCCGCGCCTGGCGGGCTAACGGCGAGTCGATGCTACTCTGGTATGGCCGCGTCGAGACCTTCGACGGCGTGCATGATCTCGCGCTGCGCTACGGCATCGCGCCCAAGCTCGTCTTCATTGACGCCCAGTATGACACCGACCAAGTCTATTCCGCCTGCGCCCGCATGGACTGGACCGCGCTCCACGGCTCCGGTCAGAAATCCTTCGCCTTCAAAAAGCAGAACGGCGACGTCGTCCACCGCGCCTTCACCCGCTTCCAGGACGCGGCGGCGCCGGGAGTCGGCCGCGCCCGCTACGCGCACTGGGCGAGTGACCGGATCAAGGACATCGTCCACGCGCACCGGACCGGCCAGGCGGCGGCGTGGCACATCCCCGACGACGTTAGTCAGGACTGGCTCAAACAGATCGACAGCGAGGTTAAGCGCGAGATGGTCAATGCCAAGACCAAGCAGGCCGAGTTCCGGTGGGTGCGGATCCGCAATAACAACCACGCCTTCGACGTCGAGGC